CATATATCTCTTTAGCCTGTTTCCTTGAGGTGTCTCTAGTAAACCATTTTTCTTTAACATAAAGGAAGGCATATTTATATATGTCATTCCTGCTTTAAACACTTTTAAACAAATGGCTCAAAACGATAAAATTTTTATGTATTTGATCCTATAAACCGAATGCCTCAACATCAAAGACGAGATTATAGTCAGGGAGCTGCTCAAATTGCATCCCAAGGTGCTCCGAGTGCTACTCAACCAATGGAAAATCCTATACCTATGAAAATGCCATCTAGACCAGCTCAACAAGAGGAAAAATCCGGAGCTTCTAAACATACAAATAAATCGTGGATGATTGGTTTGGTTATTATTGTAATTTTACTACTGGGCCTAGCTGCATATTTTTGTATGAAACGTAAAGAGGGAAGTTCTGCTAAATATTTTTATTAATACGATAAAATAAAAATTAGAAGAAATTATCCACTTATATTATAATATGTAAAACTATTATTTAAAGTCGTCTAACTTGAACCACTATAATTATGAATAGGTCTGGATTATTATCTAACCGTATCATAAGAATGCCCCAAACCCCTCCAAAAAATTCTCGTCGCAAACAACGATCCCCTCGCACTAAAATAGAGAGTAGATCGTTTCCTGTATCCAGTCGCAAGAGATCCCCAAGAACAAGAAAAGAGATTGAATTTAAACCTCGTTCGAGAAGGAAACGTTCCATAAAACATAAGCCATCTAAACACAAGAAAGCTTCAGGTAATCGTTCAAGAATGCCATCATCTTCCTCGCTAACTACTACAGTATCGGCGATCTCAAATGCCGTTAAAACTCGTCGTATAGAATCTCCTGCTAAAAAAACCACAGAAACAAGTAACCAGAAAAGTTCGAGTCGCCCTAAGCATAAAATAGTCGCTATTTATAACGGAATAGGAAACCAAGGAGCAGTCTCGTATGTACGAAGAACTGAACAGTTTTAAAGTAGGGTTTAATATTTGATTCGTATTGTACAATACGAATTAATGCTCGCCGATTTAAAAAATAAATTTGATATTTAAAGAAAGATTTTTCATCTAAACTATGTCTCTCATAGTTAATATATAATATAACAGGTAGATAACCAAAGAAATCATTTATATAGAATGAGATTCCTGAAGAGACGCTATTCTTTCTTTACATTTTGTTAATTTTTCAAGCTGACTATCGATATCTTTTATAGTTTCTCTGAAAAATCCGTCTCTAATCCTATATGTAGGGTTTTGTGAATCGTTATCCCATATATCATTATCTCCTTCAGTATAAGCTTCTATTAAAGTTTCTCCAGGGTGAAGATCCTCATCGCTATCATCTGGCCAGAAAAACTTACCATCAGTTTCGTACCCGGTAGATATCCAATTATTTCTATCATTCTGAGACCACTCAGTTGATTTATACATTCCATACAGATATAGGAACGGATCTTTGTCGCTATTTTCGTCACACCATTCTTTGAACTCATCTTTACTGTCAAAAATTTGCCTCATTGCTAATGATTCATATCGTTTGCGTCGAGGCTTAATAATAAAAAACCAACAAGGAGGAACAGGATCTATCAACTCGTTTTCAAAGAGAAATTGTTCACAATCTTCACAACATGTTAAAGTCTCTTCTAAGTCTTCTATGTCTAAATCGCGAATAGAGCTATCATCACAACCACATCGAACACAAAAACGTTCAGTAACGGCGGAAGTCATCCGAGAAAAGTAAAAAGTATTAATAGACCTTATTATATACAGGAATAAAAATCGTTTATAAACGAATAAATTTCAGTTCATAGAAGCCGAAATAAACAATAAATTAATTTCTATTCCTTCTGTTATATCATGGAATATATCTTTAAGAATTTCTCGATCTATCAAATGCTCGAAGATTTACCAAAATGTTTACTTCATATTGTAGCACAGTATGTTGTATATATACCTATACGTTTAAAACCATTCATCGATCAGGAAAAACTAGATTTGTACCATCTTTCCAAGAATCCAGCCGCGATTTCCTTTTTAGAAAAGAACCCTAAAAAAATAGAGTGGATGAATTTGTCTGCTAATCCTGCTGCTATTTCCCTTTTGGAAAAGAATATAAACAAAATATACTGGCGGAATCTGAGTAGTAATCCAGCTGCAATGTCTCTTTTGGAAAAATACCCTGAAAAAATAGATTGGATATACTTGTCTGGAAATCCATCCGCTATTTCCTTTTTGAAACAACACTATAACAGAATAAATTGGACTTGTCTCTCTAAAAATATAGCCGCGATTTCCTTGTTAGAAAAGAATTTAAATAATATATATTGGTATTGTCTCTCAGAGAATCCAGGGGCGATTTCCCTATTGGAAAAGAATCCTGAAAAGATAGTTTGGTCTCAACTTTCTGGAAATCCTTCAGCAATGTGCTTATTAGAAAAGAATTCTGAAAAAATAGATTGGTCTCGACTTTCTAGAAATCCTTCAGCAATTTCCATATTGGAAAAGAATCCTGAAAAGATAGATTGGTCTCGACTTTCAGAAAATCCATCTGCTCTTCATCTTTTGGAAAAAAATCTGGAAAAAATAGACTGGTCTGGTATCTCCAAAAATCCTTTTATATTTGAAATTGATAATAAACAATATACGCATGACTTAAATTCCTGGATAAATTGTATAAGGTCGTTTCTACTAACAACTCCATAGGAAAATGAATAAGTTTAAAAACCCGATTATAAAATTTAACCAAATTATTCCGTTTCAATAACCCTGTAAATATGAATGTATATGATACATTCATCATTGTTGTAGATAAAAACAAAAGTAATCTTCTGCGCGCCTGTTAAAGACATGACCATAACCGAGCAAAGATCGTATGACTTCATCGATAGCGACAATTTTACCGGATACTGTGGATAATTGTTCATTTCTTAATATCGCGAGACTAACCAAGATTAGAGATATCGTATCAGCATGTACTGATACCCTAACTACTCAGAAACGAAAGAAAGATGTACTCAAAAAGATTCAAAAATGCTTCACATTTGAACGTGTATTTGGTACCCGAGGAGTCCAGGGAATAACGGGAATTTTAAAGGTGAAAAATTCGCCAGATAAAGTAGTATTCAAGATTAGTGTAGCCTTGGATAGATCTGTAGAGCATGAGAATGTGGTAACTAGCGAATTAAATAAACTCAGGCCGTTTTGCCCTCATTTTGTTGGAAATGTCGGTATGATCAATATCCCTGTCAGTAACGATTTTGTAAATGACCCAGATACGGAGAGCTTATTTAAGAATAATAATGATTACTTTCCATGTAATGTCCTTCTTATTGAATATGTTAGTCCTATCTCATTATATCATGTATGTAAATATCTTCATCCCCATCGTAGTCTGATCATTTCTCAACTAGTACAAATTATGATCGCATTAGATATTGCTCAAGTTAAGTCTAAATTTACATCCTATGACTTGCATTTAGATAATATCCTCGTAAGACAAATAGAAGAAGATACACTTTTTCTTTATATACACAAGGGTAAAAATATTCTCATTCCAACTTATGGACTCTATCCTGTTATTATTGATCTTGGATCAAGTTATGTTCAAGCTATAGAAGGAAAGCCTATGTATACTAGTTCTGATAATTATCATAATGGTCTACAACCTACCTTGTTTGATAATTTGAATGATATTCACCATCTACTTATCTCTGTTTTATATTACTTGGAGGATAGGTCTTATGCATACGATTTTTTACGCACTCGTTTTCTTTATCTATTCCGTCATATTCCTATCCTTTCACAAAAGGGATGGAAACAACTTCCGTATGATATCTTGGATCTGGTGCTTAGAAGGATTAAAGAAGATATTCCTGATATAAAAATTTATCCAGTATACAAGGCCTATGGAGATGAGATTATAGAAATACTGAATGGTCTGATAATTTTGCCTTGGATGGACCAGGGAGAATTAAACTTTAATGATTGTCTGCCAGAGTTTCTAGAGGAATTACAAAAGATTCAAGATATGAAGTCTGTCAACAGCACGGACGATATTCTTTATATTCTAGGAGAAACAGTCGACTCTATTAATGTTCATAGAGAAGAATATCAGATAGACAAGAAAAAGGCTATTACTAATTTTGCGATAGATTGGAAATCGCGGATATCTTTCGTCATTAGTAATAACATGAAAGAGATACCCAAGAATCTCGACTTTGAACGCTTATTTAGCAGTGCAATAAAGGTAGCCGAACGTATGTCGGCTAACTATTATAAATATATAGAAAAACATACAAATATCATCAGTGACGCATATATACAAACATCTATAACTTGTCCATTAGATGCTGCTAAAATATTATTACAACATTCTACTCCAAGTTTTAAGGTAGAAAGAAATTCCAAGATATACATTTGGAACTCCGAGAATGAGAGTAAAACAGTAATTACACCAAACAGTTTAACAGACGCTCAACTTGAGTCTATCGATGATACTACTATACTGAAGAAAGGAGATAGGCTATTGGAATATTTAATTGTCAATGGACAGTTAGAGAAGTGATATTATCTGTCAATAAATTTAACTTTAGCAGTAGACACATAATGTCGTCTAACTTTACAACTTAACTTTTTACCCGCCTTACCATCTAATCTCATATGACTCATATATTCTCGAGCGAGAACCTCGGCTGTTTCGTTATTTGTTGCTTCCATTTCGGCAACTCTGATAGCGTCTCTTTTCATCGTATTAAAATCAATCTGATGTCTGATATTGGTTTTAACGTTTTCCAAATTCTGATCATCCATAAGCTCTCCTGTAAGTTCATTCTTTAGTTTGAACTTATTACGAGAAGGATCAGTACAAACAACCTTGGGTTTACCGTTTCCGTCAGTGAGAAGTTTATCATGAACTGCGGTTGCTATAGCATCAGCTCCGCGGGAAGCCACCTCTGCAGTTATAATATTATTCACTTGAGTATAGTCGATAGCTTCAGGAGATAATATATTAAGAATATTATTGATAGTTTTATAGTTTGTGTTATTGTGAGTGATATTTACAGGCTTTTCTGCTATCCTAGCAAGAGTTTCATTTGTTCGTTCTAGTATGGCACATTTAGTGATTAAATTTGCTTCTGCTATTATTCGCTTCATTTGAGCTTTATCTTTGTTATCAAGCTGGCATTCATAACTTTCCTTTTGTTTTTGCAGTTGACACTCGTAGTTTTCTTTTTGTTTTTGCAAAGCCGTTTTACACTCTTCTATTGTTCTTTTCTGTTCTTCTATCAATTTAAACAGCTCTACAGTTTTCTTATGTTTCTCAGTCTCGATATGCTTTTCATAACCACCTTTCTGATCGCACTCATAATTACAAGGTTCGCATTTATAGACCATGTTTATTGATTAAGACCTTGTCTTTAAGTTTATAAATAAAAGTTTTAAATTTAAAACAAAAGATTTAAATTTAAAACAAAAGATTTAATAAAAAATCAAAACCAATATAGGAGATTCTCCTATGGCATGTAAAAAATTAATAATGCTTTCAATTATAGGTTCTAATTATTAATTCATATAAGAAAAAATTTTATAAGTCCAACGGAAAAAACTTTTCTAACATACATCCCGGGATGTGTGTTTTTATTTTCTCCTACTAAACAGACCCGGTAATCACTCTTTTTGAATTTTCATCGTCAATTTTTCCGCCATACCCGATATATGCCTTCAATTATCATTATTGGATTTTTCACATCAGTCGTAAATTATAAAATTATAATCATCCTAATTATAAAATGAATAAGTTCAATAGTTATGCTCCATGTCAGCCTGTCCCTAACGGAATAAGTGGTTATGGTTATCCGTCCATCTCTACTCCAGATAGTAATTTACAACTGGATATGTGCGCTAAAAAAGCAAACATAGTAATGGGAGTACAATCTGGGTCTCCAAAAACATATACATATGATATCACTTTGAACTCTGATAATTCCCTGACTTTTGGAGGTGATAAATGGTGCCTAAATGCTCAAGGTGATGGAAAATTATGGGGAGAAAATCAAAATATCGGCTACGTACTGGATACTAAATCTATCACTAAATGTTCGGGACCAATTCCTCCTGAACCAGAACCATTACCCTCATCACCCTCTACACGATCGCCTAGTATGATAGCGTTTCAGAAATGCCTATCAACAGGCCTAACTTCTAATAATGTTTTAAACGGAATATGTTCAGATCCAAATGCCTCAGATCAAGTAGCTACATGTATGACCAACTATGCATCGTCTAAATATGGTTCAGATTTATCTAATCTGGTTCAATCTTGTCAGGGTAATAACAATTCTCCTAGCCCTGCTCAAGATGATATAAACTCATTCATGATTTGTAATTGTATACCAAATATCTGTCACCAATCTATGCCTTCAACATGTAAAACTCCAGGTCGATCTAATTCAAGTCGATCTCCTATTGGTGATATGTTTAATTCTATAACAATAATGATAGCTATTGGTGTAGTTGTTATTATTGCTCTAATATTCTTTTTCATATATAGAAAGAAGACTATGACATACTATTATTAATAGTTTTATCTTTTTTATAGCTAAGCTGATACTATATTTAATATAGTATCAATTGTGATATAGTTTGATCCATTCATATTTACATCTTCATGAACAATTGATATATGAGTTTTATTTTTTCTTATCTGATAAATTTATACCAAGACGACTTATACCTTGTTCGATATTTTTTAAACTTGCGCAGGTATCAGTTATAGTAGAATCAAAAGTTATGAGAAAGTTCTGATATCTTGTCTTAATTTCATGCAACAGTTTACCAGTCTTGATCTTGACCTCTCTAATTTTTTGTAAATCTGTCTCGTTCTTAGAGATTTTAAATGACCTTTCAGTATCTTTTGTCATGGTAGACTTTGGATCTTGGACACCTACAATGGCTATCTTTTGAATGATTTGTTCCTCCTGTTCTATCGATTTTTCTAAAGATTGAGTAAGTGACTCCATCATTTCAAGATATTTACTATTCTTTGAATATTCGCTCATCATCTTGGTTACTATAGATTGATAATTTTTGAACCGATGTTCTGCTGTAGCTGTCTGTTTTGTATGAGCCCTGTTAAGAGTAGAGTAAAAGATTTTGTGTAAACGGATAAGCTCAGTTGGTACTTGATTAATTTTTTCATAGAAAGAAGGTAAGTCTATGGTCACGTATAATTCGTGTCCAATGGGGATAACTGTATCTGTTTTAGAATCGATAATATTGGATACAAGACTCCCCCCATTTTTTATCAAGTAACATTCTGTCTCATTATATCTATTAATAACACATAAAACATCATTTGTTAGTATGGCAAATTTGTATTTAATATGGGCTGTACAATTGCGAAATTTGTCTAACTGATTAGTATATCTAACCATAGACTTTCGAATGAGATATTCCCTATTACTATCAATAGAGATTGGTTTATAGATATTGCTTTCAGAAAAGCTATCTCTGTCTTTTATATCATCCATTTGTAGTTCGCTATAATTCTCTTTAATTTCCTTTTCCTCTTCTTGGTGAAGAGAAAGCAAATCTTTCTCGGTCAAATCATATGGGACAATTTCTACGCTAGGAACTCCGTCCAACTCTTGGGGAACATTATATTTACTGGGGAAATAAATAAGAAGATCCTCACCGATACCTTCTACATAAACTTTAATAAATACTATTTGACCGTCTGATACTAGCTGTAATTTTACAAAAAATTTACGTCTAGCTAAAAACTCCTTCAGAGCTACCAAAGTATAAGATACACTTTCTTCTTTAGGGTAAGATGACATGATTGTTTATTGATTCAGGTCCTTAAATATATTACAGGTTGATATTCATTGTGATGTTAGCTTTATAATTCTGGTGATTGTTATTTTAGATAAAATAATAATTCGACAATCCTCAAAATGTCTTTAAATCATAAAAAATAAAACAAACAAGTTACAAATAACCTTATCTTTAGATCTATAAAACATGTCCAACATCGGAGGTGGAGATGATATAAAAAATTTACCCATTAATAAAGACAAGATATCAAAACCAGGAGATTTAGAAATTATTCATAGTATTTTTCAGACTCAAAATATACCTGCTATGAAACAAGCTATAAGTCCGTTCAAATCGGCTTTCATTGGTATGATTCTATTCGGAGTATTATCTCTTCCTTTTATAATCAAACTAGGAGATACGCTCTTGAAGAATCCCATATATTCTAGACTTGGTCTGATGGTAGTGTTTTTCATTGTCTTTTTCATTCTTACTAAAGTTGTTAAATAAAGTATATAGATCGTATAGAAATGATTTTCTTTATATCCATCAAAGGATAGGATCAAACATCATGTCTTGTTCACTTACCGTTACAGATCGCCGTCGAGGTATGTTTTATGGTCTTGCTATTGGTGATGCTCTAGGAACTCCTCATGAGTTCTTTCGAGTTAAACCTAAACTTCCTTATACAGGACTGATAAATACCGAACATACCCTTACAGTGCAGTGGCAGTTTGCTACTACATCTATTCCTCCTGCTTCTGTCTCGGATGATACAAGAATGAGTATTGCGCTATTAACATCAATAATCGAGAATAAGATGGAATACGACCCAGAACAAGCAGCTTTGGCTTACATGACGTTCGCCAACTCTACTAGTCAGTTGGGAAAAAATACTCGTCGTTTATTTAAAGGAGTAAAGACATTGAAAGGCTATAGAGCACGTTTTGTGAAATTTCACTCTGAACTTGTTCTCTGTGAAAGTAATGGAACATTAATGCGCGCATCTCCTCTAATTCTTCTTGATGAACTTACCCCTGATCATATGCTCTCCAATCCCAATGATATTAATGGAGATTGTAATTATGCATATCTAAGTCTTTTACGTTCTATTTATATAGGAAAGAACAAAAATCAGATTAAAGATGATTTTTTGATATGCGCCAAGATATATAAGCCTCAAGTAGGACAAGCTATACTTGATAGTCTGGATGTCAATTTTAAGCGTGATATTACTGGTAAAACTAAGGGATGGGTCGCGCATTCTCTTTATATTGCATTTTATAGTTTTTGGCATTTTGAAGCAATGGAACAAGCTATGCAACATGTAGTAACCATTGTCGGATCTGACACTGATACTAATGCAGCCATTGCTGGGACAATTTTTGGATCTTATTTAGGCTATTCTGGCCTGTTTATGGAAGATAAAAGTAGTAAGAATATTTCCATCGTCCAGAAGTTAACTCCTGAAATTTCTCAGATAGAAGCTCTTCTTGCTCGTATTAAAGATTAACTTATGACGCAATAATTTGTGCTTTCATGTTGTCGTTCAAAATGATCCCGGATAATTTTCTCCATGTTTAAACTAAAAGTTTTCCAACCATCTCTACTTTTGGTTAAAGTATCTATTTCTCCTTTTAATCGGTTAACCTCAGCCGTAAGTTGTAGTATTCGCGGATCTTGTCTCTCGATAAGAGGATTTGTTGTATCTTGTCTGTCGATAAGAGGATTTGTTGTATCTTGTCTCTCGATAAGAGGATTTGTCATGTCTTGTCTCTCGATAAGAGGATTTATTGTATTTTGAAACATTTGTACATATAAGTATCTATCTTTTAAATACGCTATATAAATCGGATTAATATCTCACTTATAGGTGAAATATTTCGTTAACATATTTATAGATTTGATCTATGCATATATATCATTGATTCTTTTTTATTGTCATCATTCACAGATATATAATAATCTGCATATACGTCCACGATTTTGAACCCCATACTTTCATATAAATTTTGAGCAATCTTATTGGATATCCTAACATGAAGATATAGAGGTAGATACGATTGCTCTATAACCATCCTCAATAATGTTTTTCCTATACCTAAACGACGACGGGTTTCATCTACCCCTAAACTAAAAATAGTTATACTTTTTTCATTCTCCTTTCCAAAAGGCTGAGATGAAAGAGTATCACAATACAGAATGAATCCTATCAGGGTATCTCCTTCAATAGCCACGAGGCCAACCCCTGCTACGCAGAACTGTTCTAAATACTTTCGGCTATAATGATCTGATATATGAAATACTACATGATTAAGCTCGACTAGTCTATCTAGATGAGTCTCATTCAAGATACTATAAATAGTTGACATCGCGAGCGCGTATTTAAAGGTTTTGATAAAATGTATTTATGTTGTATGAAATGAGAAAAGAAATCAATTATTAGAAAATCCTATACTGCTAAGTATAGAATTGTAATTAGTCTTTGTAAGGGCAATATTCAATCAATTATATGGTAATGTGAGTAGCATCTATCCAAGTAGGGCACCACTTTACATCTAATAATCCATCGTTTTTAAATATAACTCTTTCTGTAATATAGCCCTGATCAAGATAAATTGATAGATCATCTTGATGTATGTTTATTGAATCATCTGATATTACGAGAAATTGTAATTGTCCTATAGAATTTATTCGTCTTGAAACTATAGTAATAGCGGAATCTTGCTCTTCGTTAGAATTATTTTCTTCATCAGAATCGATCCAATCAGGATCGTTTATATCTGATAGATCATCCATTTTTTCATCGTCCAAATCTAGTTGATCATCATCGTATTTATGTTCAAGTTGATCATCATCTTTATGTTCCTGTATTACTGTAGGATTGGGTTGATCATTATCTTTACGTTCAGATCGATCGCCGCCTTCATCGTCTGATCCATCTGGTAATTCTCCTGTATACTTATATCGTCTTTGTATATCTAACATTTTGGATTTTACTTGAGTATAGGTACATGAAGATATCCGACAATAAGTTTGGTTTGCTATCTCATCTTGAGCTGTTCCTACTTCAGTCATCCATTCCTTGATAGCTTCCATAGCATTGGCATTATTATTTGTTGCATATATTTTGTACCAAGGTTTTGCCTTATTATAAGTTCGTTCTATATAGCGTTGCAATGTTATTATATTTTGATATCCATTTTTTCTGACAAATGTGACAGGATGATTTCCGTCAGTATCTAGATAAATATATATGTATTGAACGCGGCTCATTTTAAGTGATGGAAACGTTGAAAGTTATTCTAGAAGTACCATTTCCATATATAGAAGAAAAGAAAATCATTTAGTTCTGCTATCCTTTGAGGACGTCTAACATCTTTTTTATTTAACCATTAAAGATCAATAATATCATAAGAAATTATACGGCGATATCTTGCATTCTATCAAGTTGATTTTCTAAAGACATATACGAATACGAAAGATCACTTATTGGAATCTTATATTAGGTAGTTGCGTATTTAAATAGTAATAAATGATTTTCCAAGTTAAAGGATTGGAATTACTACAATACCAATTCACTTATCTGCCCTATCATGGCCAGCAAAAAAATCTCTAAACTTCAATCTATCGGTAGAAAGGTTGATTCAGAATCTGAAGCGTCCTCGGACGAGTCCGATAACGAATCCAAAGAACAAAAGATTGAATATAAAACAGACGAACTTGTTATAGAGCGCAAGACCCAGCATGAACAAGTCCTTCACCGTCCAGATATGTGGGTGGGTGGTGTCAAGAGGATTAAGTCATCTGGTAGAATTTGGGTTAAAGATAGGGATAAATTTAAATGCAAAGAAGTAATGTATTCTGAAGCATTACTTAGGCTTTTTATAGAAGCAATGTGTAATTCCATTGATAATATTTGGCGTTCGAAGCAGTTTAAAATTCCGGCAAAAGTTATCCGTATTACTATAGACAGAGAAACTGGATATTTTACGGTTTGGAACGATGGAAAGCCGATACCCCTAGGAAAATTCATAGAGAAAAATGGAACTATTACCGATGACTATATTCCTGAAGTTATATTTGGACAACTTCTCACATCTAGTAACTATGACGATAACGAAAAACGAAAAACATCGGGAAGGAATGGTGTGGGTTGTAAATGTCTACTAAAAACAACAATTTTGCCTTTATGGAATGGTTCATTTACTCAGGTTCAAAATATAAAAATTGGAGATCAACTTATAGGTCAAGACGGAACTCCTCGTAATGTTATTTCTATATCTGAAGGATATGGTACAATGTATGATGTTAAACAATTCTCGGGAGAAACATATACTGTAAATTCTAATCATACTCTATCTCTTAAAATGCCTGACCATAGGGTAATCTTTTGGAATTCTAGTAAAGGTGGTTGGAATATTCTTTGGTGGGACGATAAAACTCAAAAAGTAAAAGCTCGTCTTTTTGGTTGTCCAGAATATCAAAAAATTGGTAATAAGTGTGACGAATGTGATACAATTTTACATAGCGATATTCCAAGACATTACAGGCGCAAACATCCAGGAATAACTCCGCAAATATTAAGAAAATCTCCTACTGTAGATGCTCCTGATACGGAAGAAATTAAACAGTGTAGAATTGTAGCAGAGAATTTTAGAAATACTATACCAGAAGATAACTCGATAAATATCGATATCCAAGATTATTTAAAACTTCCCAAGACTGCGCGCAGTAGATTGGCCGGATTTAGGATTGAATGTATACAATGGCCATTTCAGCCTGTAGAACTTGATCCATATATTCTTGGAGCTTGGTTAGGGGATGGATTTAGTCACGGATATGGATTTGCGATTAATGATGAAGCTGATCCAGAAATCACAAACTATCTTATTGAATGGGGTAAAACACATGATGCTACTCTTACTCAATCTAAAGGAGATTGTTATAGTTGGAAATTTAGATCTACAACTAGATGCGGTAGAGCTCCTCTTAAAAAATTACTTGAAAAATACGATCTTGTTAAAAATAAGCATGTACCTAAAGAATATATTATTAATGATCGTAATACTCGTCTAGAGGTATTAGCTGGGATGATCGATACCGACGGGACAGTATGTAGAGAAGGTTCAAGAGTAGTTATAGCTCAAAGTATAGAACATAAGCCTATTGTTGATGGAATAGTGATGATTGCTCGCTCATTAGGATTTTCATGTCAAGTTACAATTAAAAATACTCAGTGGAAATGGAAAGGTGAATTGCGTAGAGGAAAGGCTTATAATATTAATATTTCAGGAGAATTGCAAGATATCCCTACTAAAGTATTACGTAAAAAATGCGCCTCGACCAAATCTAGAAATTCTCATTATACTGGACAAATAACAATAAAACAAGTTCCTAATGCTGAATTTGTTGGTATAGAAATAGATGGAGATCATCGTCTTGCCTTAGAAGATTTTACAATTACTCATAACTGTTGCAATATTTTCTCGGATAAATTTGACATTGAGCTTTATAACCCTAGTGAGGAGGCAATTTATCGTCAAAAATGGAGTCGAAATATGTTTGACAAGAGCCCTCCAACCTTTGATAGAACCAAGTCTCATTTCCCGAAATCAGAGGGTAAAACAGGATATACTAAAATTTCCTGGCATCCAGACTATAAACGCTTTGGTATGACTGGACTTGACGACGATTTCATGAGTGTAGTAGAGAAGTCTGTTTATGACTATGCTTTGATTGCTAGAATTAACGGAGTAACTACCTATTACAATGACAAGGAACTTCCCATTACTGATCTTCAATCTTATGTTCAACTCTATTATACATCTCCTCCAGAAGAAATGATTCAGCTCAAGAGTGAAGACTGCACAGTCGTAGTAGCCCCCAAGGCTGATCCTCTCTTTAAAGGAGATCTTATGCAGGTAAGTTTTATGAACGGTATTCTAACTATTGATGGAGGTGTTCATGTAGATGAATGGGAGGAGGCTATCTTTCGCCCTATTATTAATAAAATAAACAAGACTAAACCAGAGAAGAAAGAAGAGAAAAAGAAGAAAACTATAGCTAAAGCCAAGAAAAAACCTGAAAGACCAACTATTGATATCACCCATATACGTAAGTACTTTTCTATTTTTATTGTAGCAGAAGCTGACAATCCCACATTTAAGGGTCAAAACAAGACTTATTTCAATGGCCCACCTATACAGGTTAAAGTTAAACGGACAGATATTTCCAAACTTATGAAATGGTCCTTTGTCGACCGCATCGAAGACTCTATTCGTTTTCGCGAATTATCAGTATTAAAAGATGCCGGTAAGAAAAAACGCAATTACACACGAGTAGAGGGGCTAGATGATGCTAATAATGCTGGGGATAAGAAATTGGGGAAAGACTGCATACTTACCCTTAGTGAAGGAGATTCTGCTGCAACGTATATTGTAAACGGAATGAAGTATGGGATAGAAGGTAAAAAAGGACACGACAATATTGGGATCTTTCCATTACGAGGGAAAATTTTAAATGTTCGTAACGCTAGTATAGCCACGATTGTTAAAAATAAAGAAGTTAAGTCTATTATCATGGCGTTAGGACTAGAATATGGATTAGACTATACTTTACTCGAGAATCGTAACAAACTTCGTTACGGTAAACTTTACGCGGTAGCAGATTCTGATTATGATGGAGCTCATATTATAGCTTTAATATATAATTTGTTTCATACTCTTTTTCCATCTTTATTAGAAGCCGGAGATTTCTTTCATTTCTTACGTATCCCTATAATCAAGATCAATACTAAAGAAACTAAACTCTCTTTTTTATTCTATTATGAAGCTCAAAAATATTTAGAAACTCATCATCCTGGAAAGAAGGCTATACGTTACTTTAAAGGACTGGGCACATCTAACAAGGCCGATGTCAAGGAAGATTTCGGGCGCTATCCTGTCTCTGTTATTTTAGACGATTCTGGGAATGAACTAATGCAACAAGTATTTGCAACCGATGATTCCGACTTTCGTAAAGATTGGTTAATAAATTATGTTCCTACCATAAAATCCAGGACAACTGAGGACTATCAAATTGAAGAAATAAGTATAACCAACTACCTTAATGAGGAAATGATATGTTATTCAATTGATAGTTGTAAGCGTGCTATAGCCTGTATTCTTGATGGTTTGAAAGAGAGTCATCGCAAGGTTCTATCAGCCGCATTTAAAAAGAAACTTAGCTATAAGAAATCATCCCTCAAAGTAGCTCAATTTGCAGGTTATGTAGCTGAGCATATGGGATACCATCACGGAGAACAAAATCTATATGATACGATAACTAAAATGGGACAGAGATTTGCAGGGAGTAATAACATTCCTTTATTTGTAGACGACGGGCAATTCGGTAGCAGAAGGGGAGGGGGAAATAAGCTTTCTCCGGGAAAAGACGCAGCTAAGGCTCGTTACCTCTTTACTCGTTTAGATATGTTAACTCGCCTTATTTATCGTCCAGAAGATGATCCTTATTTACCTGACAAGATAGATGAAGGGGAAGTAGTTGAGAAACAATATTATCTTCCAATTGTTCCTATGCTCTTGGTCAATGGCAGTTCTGGAATTGGTACAGGAAGTAGTTCAAATGTGCCGATGTATAATGTTTTAGATATTATAGACTGGATAGAGACTTGGATGGACAAGGGAGGAAATGTTAGAGAAGAGAGCAAAGGAGTGATATTTTATGAAACTCCTGATTTATGTCCTTATTATCGAGGTTTTATTGGAAAGATAGAAGTTGACGGGTCTAAAATCACTACATATGGGAAATTGGAAGAAATAGCTAAGAATACCTATCGCATAACAGAGATTCCTATTGGTCGTCTTAATATGAGCATTCAGAAATTTAAAGAGAAACTTGAAAAAATGCAGGAAGATAAACAGTTGAAAAAGATTAAGAATAACTCTCCTGATGGAGATATCCCCGATTTTACTATAATTACTGATGATGACGGCATTAATCCTACTCTTAAGAACCTTAAACTCGTAGACACACTTTCCACTAGTAATATGGTTCTATTTGATGAAGCTGATAAATTGCGCAAGTTTAAGAGTATTGAAGATATCCTGCTTTATTACTGTGAGCGGAGATATGATTTATACAAAACTCGTAAAGAAGGCCAATTAGATCAGATTCGACAGGATCTTAAATGGGCCACTAATAAGGTTAAGTTTATTCGTTCGATTGATAGTAATGAAATTAGTATTCTCGACAGGGATGAAGGGGAATTAGATCAGGAATTGGTCGAGCTCAAGTTTGATCGCAAACCTGTTATTAGAAAAGGTAAAGTTCAGAACGTCGATGATGAAGACGAAGAAGATGAAAAACGTGAAGAGGATGATGGCGCCTTGGTAAAGAGTACTTTTGATTATTTACTGGATATGAGAGCCCGTTCTTTGAACATACAAAGCAAAGTGTTCAAGAACCTAGAAAAAGAATGTGAGAGTTTGAAGAAAAAAATAGTCGAACTTGAGGCCATGACGGTAGAAGAAATATGGAAAGGCGAACTTAAAGAACTTAAAGAAGCATACTTTAAATGGGTAAAGATAGCTGATGCGAATAAAGATAAGGAAGGGGGTGGTAAGAAAAAAGGTAGGGCTAAATTTAAACCTGCTAAGAAAGAATCGAATGATGCAGATGTTGTAACCGAATAAATTATATATGTATTGTCGGTGTTTGGTATCTATTGTTTTAGTTAAAACAATAGGAGAAAGTAGGTAGGAGTAAATTCAACGAGATTCAAAATGGGTATTTATCGTAGGTAGGGTGTATGTTCTATAATTTTAGGTAAAAATAAAGAAAGATAGTCATGAATACTACACACACAAATCTCATCCTGAAGATGTGTTAAGAACTATGTTCTTTCATCTTACTCTACTTTTTAATGATGATGGGTCTATAAATAAAAGCAATTTAAATAAATGTTATGATGTATATAAGAAGAAATACTATGGATTGTGATTATTGTCACGAAAGTTTTCCCTCTACTAAATGTCTTAAACAACATCAGAAACGAGCTCAATATTGTCTAAAACTTCAGGGTAAAAGTGAGGAGGTTAAAAAGGCATTGGAAAATAATACGTGTTCATACTGTAATAAATCTTTTTCCGGCAGAAGCAATATGAAACGACATCAAGTTAAATGTCTCTTAAATGTAAATAATTTAACTGTAAATGAACAGATTAATATAGTGAACAAAAATAAAGAACAGGTAAACGAGGAGAAATTTGCCGAGTGTTCAAACGAGAAAGAATTTGACCAGACATTAGATCAAGATTTATCTACGGAAAAGGAGGATTCTGGGTGTATTCAACTGACTTTATATCAGGTAGCTGAAATATGTCGTTCAGCTGTATATGAAAACTTACTTGATAAAATGGATATAATACCACTTATAGAATTTATTAAACATATAGGTCTTTCTCGGGATATGTTTCGTATAGAAGAATTCTGGGATGGTTGGAACTCTCCATGTAAGTTTATGTTGGTAAATAAAGATATGCTAGATTGGTTGGGATATAATACGGCATATAAAGATCAAAGGGTAAATTTCCTTAAACTATTAAAAGAGAATTTCAAACTGGATATAGACTATATTATTACGGAGCATCTCGGCGACCTTAATATCGCCAAGGGCGTAAAACCGGGTAACGAAAAGAAATATATTTTCGTGTCTTATCTTTGCTTGAAAAAAGCTTCGATAAAAGTTAGGACAGCAAATGCTGACAAACTTCAAGAATCTTATATATTCCAAGAAATGCTCTTTCGTTTATATATACAATATCAAACCGATTTAACAATCAGGAGAAATAAGTTTATAGTAGATCAAAAAGACCAACAAATAGTTCAGCTTAAATCTATTCGCCCTAAAATGAGACGATTTAGGCCAAAATTTCCCCAAGGATATTTTATTTACATAGCTCTCACGAAAATATTCTTATTTGAGAAAGAAGCCAAACTGGGGCTTACAGATAATCTAAAAACATTATTTACTTCCTATAACAGATTAACTAAGACGGTTCTTGTATATTATCGAGATTGCGGATCAGAAACAAATATGAACTCATGCGAAGCGACGATTTTTAATCATCTAAAAAATTATCGTCGGTATCAGAATGGGGAGAAATTTCTCTTAAAAGATAAAGATTTATCCTTTTTCATCAACACAATAGATAATGTTATAGATTTTGTTACTGCTATTCCAGGTAAAGGAATTCAACATTTAGACATGATAGCCGAACTAGAATCAGAGGATAATTTCGAATTTGAAACAGAAGAACCAGAAAAAACCTTGATAAATAAGAATTTTATAAAACAAGTTGATAAAAGAGTCCAGGAGCTTGAGATTGAAAACTCTGAACTCAAGGCTAGGTCGGCCGATCTTGAATTAGAAAACTCTGAACTCAAAGCTAGGTCAGCCGATCTTGAATTAGAAAACTCAAATCTTAAGACCAGGTTAGCAGAGCTTGAATTAAAACATTAATGGATCCGAGACGTAATACTGTAAAATTCACTATTGAGAAATTTTTATTTGTAGGAACTTAGTCGTAATGGAAATTAGGTGTCCAAATGGACGTCTAATTTGGTTTTTAATCTTTGATGTGAAAAAATGGTAATTCATTACCTAAATATCTTGATGATATTTGTCATTTTTGCTCTGCAGGTTGGACAGGTAGTTATTTCCTCGTCGAGGACAAGATGTCTGACACAGGTTATACAAAGATTTGCATGTCCACAATCAATTATAACAGTGCATGATTTACGATCTTTACAAATGATACACAATTCTGCATCTGGAATATTTACAGATTTTTCATCTTCAGCTGGAGGCAATATAGACCTGCTACATTTTAAATTATTAGCAACTTCGCCGTGTTTATATACATAACGTCCAGTATTTGGATTTAAAACTTTACGAAATCTAGGCATTGTTATAATGCCTAGAATAGATTTTCTCTTCTTTTTACTAATAATAGGACGAAGTTAGAAGTTTTTTGTATAAGTTTCAATAGGGCTGAAGAGAGTTAGTTTAGGGAAGGTATCACTTCTACTGTATGGAAGAGGAAAAAATCAATTAATTCCGGGACTTGGAGTGTCTAAATAATTCCTATTTGAAAAAAACATATACAACTCAATCTACATAATTAATTGATTTTTTTTTCACCTCTGGTATATAGGAAATTATATCTGAATATCTTTATCTTTATCTTAAATGTTTAAACGGTTACCGAAATGTATTTTACATATTATAGCACAATACGTTATCCCGAGACCAGTACGTTTAAAACTATTTATCAATCCGGAAAAGATAGATTGGTATGGTCTATCTCGAAATCCTACGGCAATTTCCCTTCTGGAAAAGAATATGGACAAGATATATTGGGCTATCTCTAAATCCTGCGGCAATCTCCCTCCTGGAAAAGAATCCGGACAAGATAAATTGGTCCAGTTTATCTGAAAATTCTGCAGCAATTTCCCTCCTGGAAAAGAATCCAGACAAGATAGATTGGTCTTGTTTATCTGAAAATCCTGCGGCAATTTCCCTTCTGGAAAAGAATCCAGACAAGATAGATTGGACTGGTCTATCTCGAAATCCTGCGGCAATTTCCCTTCTGGAAAAGAATCCGGACAAGATAAATTGGTCTAGGCTATCTTATAATTCATCAATAATAGAATTAGATATAGAACAGTACAAAAAAGATTTAAATTCATACGCTCTTAATTAGATGAAATTTCAAAGATTAAATCAAGATCCAAGATTTATATCTCGAGTATTATGATTTATAACCTAAAAAATAGGGTTCAAAAAGAAAAATCATAATATCAAGTAGGATAAAATCTAAAAATATTATTACGCTTTTCCAAGCTTTTTCTGCTTGACCATTTCTCGTAACCGAGCTCTTCTATCTTTACGGGGCATTTTGGCGAGCTGAACTTGATCCAAAAGAGAAGATGATCCTCCAGCAGCATTTGTCATTACAGTCGGAGATGATGAATCTTGAGACTTAACTATGCTGCTGACATTATTTCTTCGTAAAATTTCTAAATTACCAGAAGATATGGGTTTAGAATCCTTACGTTTTTCTTCGGCTATTTTGGATATGGTTTCTTCTATTATTTTATTCCTATCATGTTTAACCTCAAGTTCGTCCTTTGCTCGCATCTCTTTATCACCAAACGATACAGCGATTAATGCAGGACAAGTAAGGGGAGTTCCCTGCATAGTATCTAATTCTTTTTCTAGGTAAAATTTGAGGTTAAATCTGTCAATTTCCTGATTTTCGGATTCGAGGGCCTTGAGACATGCTTCCTTTCCTTCCTTGTATCTCCCGACGTAAAATGCTGCCATACCAAGTAAATGATGTCTTTTGTAAGTATATACACGTCTATCCACGAACAATATTTGTGTAACTGGGAAAATAAGCTGACATGCCATATTAGCATACATATAGCACGTGTGCCATTCAGACTTCTTTTCCGTCTGGAGGTTATTATCTTTGTAATATTCCGCTATCTTAACCAGAGGTTCGGCTCTCTGGGAATGTTGGAATGCTTTTAAATACCAGGTCATGGATTCCTCCCAATCGTGTCCAAGAGTTTGAGAAATTTCTCCCAGGCGAAAGAAAGATTGATAAATTTCTTCGTAAAATCCAGTCTCTTTTATCCTTAATATATAGAACTTGTAAGATTCTTCATGCAATCCAAGGCAGCTACATGTTTGAGCTAAGTAGAAGAGAGTTCGAGGCTCATGTTGATCTTTTACGTATTCTTCATATAATAGTTGCTTATCGCGACTAAATCGCTTAAAACTGGAATCGCTGTCCTTACAACGATCTTGAAATAGATATACCCCTTCAAGCCTATAAATCACTTCTACATCTGGTTTCTTATCAATCTCTATCAGTGGGGTCAATATATATTCGTGAACTACACCCTTATATCTCCAGGCATAATTACTCTTTACCATACGCACATTATAATAGCTGTCAAGATTGTTCCCAGAGTACCATCTTTGAGTTATATAAAAGCCGCTGCACGTACCCTTATAATTGTCTATAAATTGTACCAATCTATCTCCTTCTTGAAGTTCATCATGAGCGTCAAACAAAAGAAGATAGGTATCTTTATTAGGATATATTTCATCACAAAAATCAAGCAGAACATTTCTAGATATACAAAAATTTACGAAAGTTCCTTGTTTTAGATTAAATACGAGATCATTTTCTTTGCAAAATTTTTCGATAACTTCGATAGTGTTATCAGTCGAGCCCGTATCATAAAGTATAACACCCGAGCAATAATCTCGGAGGGATATTAACGTAGTTTCTACTATACGCTCAGCTTCATTTTTAGCCATAATTACTGCGATTAGTTTAGAAGAACGTTTCGGCCATTTTTTACTAGACATCTTTTTAATCGCAAAGATGTCTTTAACTTAGATTAATTGAAATAAAATATCTCGTTTAATTAGGATTTTTTAATGTATTTATAATATTACGCTAAATGAAATTTTCCTCTAAACATCAACTTAAAGGTTATTATCTAATATATTAACCACACAATGGCATCTAAAGTAAATATCGAGGCTGTATCATCGGAAATTTCTAGTACATTCCATATGCCTTCTATGACACATTACTTTAAGCCTCAGAAATTTCTCATTCAACCTCATTTAAAAGGCCAAAGTGAAGCATGGAAACATTCTGATATGGAAGTTTTATGTAAAGAGTTATGTCAGACCAAATCTATGCTTGATAAATATTACACGTCAGATATCGAGAGTAAAGATTTTTCACAAGTATTGAATCTATTCGACCCTTTCCGAACGTATAAATACAGAATAGCCCAATCTTATAGAGGTCAAAATGTCAGTAACGCGTGGTTAAAATTTTGGGAACTGATATGCGAGTTTAAGCTTATACCTAATTCTATGCCTGGTGAAAGCTTTATTAGTTTCGATAACGCGGCGCTGCCAGGAAGTGGTATATTAGCTATTAATCACTATGTCAAGACATCTACCAGTCTCAAATCTCATGTATGGTATGCATGTTCCTTGGACGAAAAAGAAGATGCTTTAGCCGACTCTTATTCATTGGTTAAAAATTACCCTTCTCGATGGCTTATGAATAGTGGAAATAATGGAGATGTTACTAAACTGGCTAATTTAAAGAGTATATTTAATCAACTCAGCGATAAGATCGATCTTTATACATCAGATTTAGGCTTTGATGTATCTAGTGATTATAATGGACAGGAAGATCAGCATTGTCATTGCAATTTAGGGCAAATTTTATTGGGGATGTATGTATTGAAGAAAGGAGGCAATCTAGTAGTAAAAATGTATACCTTTTTTTCCACATTTACCCAAAGCTTACTTATCTACTGTTCTAAGGTTTTTGAAAAATTCTATATAACTAAACCCATGAGTAGCAGAGTTACTAATAGTGAGTGTTATTTAGTAGGAATAGATTTTTTAGGAATACCAGAGGATATACAGATTTTAGAAACTCGACTAGATAAATTTTCACTAGAACCACTTATTCCTGTCCAAGATTTTTACAATAATATATTTCTCGAAGCAGCCCAGGGTATATATGGAGCGCAGATCTCATCACTCTTAAATGTTATCAATCTGTACGATGGTATAAGTAAAAATTTTGAACCTAGTATTAAGCTGCTCAAAACGGAGACAAGAGATATGCATAATATAATAACCTCTAAATGGGTACAATTATATCCATTTAAATCCCTACGACAGAAAGACAGATTAAATTGTATAGAAGTTATATGTGGAAAGTAGACCTATCTATACACGATTCTGGTTCAAATGATGATTCTTGAGTTGGAGAAAACCAGACACGGTTAGGTAGTTTGAGAATCTGATCTTGCTCCTTGTTTATTGATTGTTGATATATAAGCTCATCATCTGGACTGTATCTTACAATTGAAACCAAAAGGTCACTAAGCCGATTTAAATAGTTAATGACTATTTCCATCCTGTATCAGGGAATTATGATTAAACCATCAATTCTTTAAAGCAGAATTGTTTCAATTATCAAAATAAATATGGTAAAATTCTATCTAAAATGAACTAGTCTGTCAAGAATAATGGCCGTAAACGTAAGCGAAAGTATGAAAGAACTTTCTAAACTAGTATTAGAGCTAAAAACTATGAATGCGAAAGCTAAAGATTTGCGCTCTCGTAAAAAGGAATTAGAAGCGAATATTCTAGAGTATTTAGAGAGTTCGGAACAACCAGGAATAAAATATAAAGAACTAATAGTACTCAAGACTGAAACAACTACTCATACTCGACTAAAGAAAAAGGAGAAACAAGACAATATGATTAAAGTTTTAGAAGAAAATGGGGTAGAGGATGCTCAAAAAGTTTATGAAACAATAGCCAAATCTCTCTTAGGAGAAGAACAAACAAAGTCAAAACTCAAAGTTAAAATGTCAGTTCCAGAAGTATTTTAATTAAGTTCACAGTTGAGGATTTTTTTAGGCTATGTGAAAAACTTACAGATGATGACAGGCATTCAATCGAAGTGATAGAATATATCGACCAAGATAGGATTCGTGTAGCGATTGACGAATCTACTTAATTTTGTTCTATATTAAAGAATAATTTTTCTCTAATGAAAAAATTATTTCAACCCATTTTTACGATTACTTATGCTAGTTAATAAATTTCACTTTCCGTTAACTAAATCTAATAAACTTTTCAATGCATTAGCCTTAGCTGGATCATTAGCCGGAGAATCTGGAAAAGCGGCAGAGACAGGTAATATACCCCAAAAACCTGCGCCTATTGGCGGAGGAATACCAATGCTTGGCATTGTAGTATAAAAATTATTATAATATGCAATATATGTATAGTCTGGAAGTTGCATATTTATAACACCGATCCATGGTTTGTTTAGTAACCCTATTTGCTGAAAAAATTTAAACCTTATTTTTTGATCTTCAAAATTATTATCATATTCGTCGATAAGTAGAACATCATATGGGATATCTCTTAATGGAAAAATACCATTTTGATAACTATCGCAACATTCTTCATTATAACATTCACCGCTACCTAACTCATATATTTTTTGAATAAAATATGCAGTATCGGCAAGGCAAACTAAGCGATCTGGATCGTGAGATTTCATATATTTATAAACCAAGGATAAATAATTTGGATAAATTGGAGTGAACCAGGAACATGTATTATCTTTAGTAGATAAAGCAAGACCGCTAGTACCCCCAGCCGTAGTTGAACCTAGATAAATATTTTCATTATGTACAATTGTTCCAGCCATAGGATTTGTCATCATATTGTATTGATCTGGTTGACCCGTGAAAATAGGAAATGACCAAATAGAAGACGTATCATTATTACACTGTCCTTCGTTTAATACTGAATCTCCATTACCTAGTAAGCTAACTGTTAAACAGTTGTTAGTATACTGATTCCGTAGCTGTCCTTTACAGAAACATAAAGAGGGATCAACCGAACTATTTCCTATACATTTTATAGCCGCATCATCACATGATAAATTTTGTATTGTCCATTTAGATTCTTCAGAATTATACCAACATCCTACCCGTGTATGTCCCTGGCTTGGTGTTGGAAAATCTGTACCGTATGATATTAATAACGAGTCTCCAAATCCTGATGGAGGTACAGATTTAGGTGCCACAAAAGCATTTGCAGGATTAAGCAACGAAACATCTGTATATTTGTCTACTCCATTACAAACTGTAAAAGGGCTAAATTGAGATATTGGTTCATCTGATAGATAATATCCAATTATATTAAAAGATGGATTTTGTCCGATTTTAATCATGTTATCTAAATCTTTTTGTAATTGAGGAGGTAATTCTTCTCCGTTATAACAGGCGCTCCAATTAGCAACCCAGCTGGCTAAATCGTTTAGTATAAATAAATGTTTCTTAAAAAAATTATTAGAGTTAAAGATAGTATTAAAAAAGTGGCTACTCACTATAAATGTAATCTTCCCAGGATAAGCATCAAATAAGGATATAAAAGTTGTACCATATACAGCCCACTGATCTACCATAATATCCTGCAGATAAACTATACACTTGAAATTATTCAAAGAACTTACTGTAAGTTTTTCTCTATATTTAAGGGTACAAGATTTTTTTGTTAGTTTAACTATGATGTATATAAGAAATAAAACTAGACCAATAACTAGAATAATGATCATATTATCTAGTAAATATTTTTAGGAATTATAATACTTATAGTTCTGTGAATACCTGGATAGAAAGATATTAACTGTTGCTATCTTGTCCGGATTAATAAATAGTTTTAAACGTGTCGGTCTCGGGATAACATATTGTGCTATAATATGTGAAATACATTTCGGCAACCATTTCGTCATCTAGGATAATATTCAGATACAAGTCTAAAAGATATGATTTCCTATTTATACATGGGCAAAAAAAATCAATTAACTCCAACATCCTATAAAATGGACTAGTATAATTTTTTTCTTTATTAGAGAAAAAAATTAGTCTTTGATACGGTTATTTATGCTATTTCAATTGTAATAGGATCCTCGACAGGAATTTTTCCAATAGTTAATCGGAGAAGACCATTTATAAGTTCCGAAGTAATACTTTTAACATTTGCATCTGTAGGTAAAACTGTTGCTCGAGAAAATTTACCATATTTGATCTCTATTGCATCAGATGGAAGAATACTGAATATTGGATTGCGTTGATACTTAATGATTAATTCTCGTTTAGCTGAAATTGTCACTTTAATTTCGTCTTTACTAACCCCGGGAACATCTGCTTCTACTATATAGACCAATTCAGTGTTATAGCGGTTAACAGGTATTTTGAACTCATCTTTAGGCTTGGAAAGATCTGGAACTTCAAATTTAAAAGGAACCTTGTACTCTGGTTGTTTAGATTCAATGTTTGATTTCGCCTCGGTTAATGCTTTATTGATAATTGTTTGAGCATCAGATTTAGGAAGATTGGATATATGTGTTTTAAGATCTGTAGGCATTACTGATATCAAAAGATCAAACATTGCATCTGCTAGAGAGGATGAGGAAGAGGAAGACATTTTGATATTATAGGTAATAGGAATTATGACGTCTTTAAGCATGAAAATAAAAAATCATTTAGCAAGATCAAGATAGGATTTTTGATATATTTTATCAGGGACGATAATTAAAAGTATAGGCTAAGTAAGCCGAGAGATATCAATGGAATAAGTGCTACTTGAAACGGATCATAATTTATACGAGATATAACAACCAGAAAATTAAATTAATTGATTTTTTTCCTTTCAATATAGGTCAAAAATATTTCTCAGATTTAACTCTGAACTTTCTCATAACCACCTCTGAAAATTAAAATGTCCTCGATACATACTAAAAGTAAAAAACAGACAATAATGCCTACGAAACCTGAGAAAAAAATTTGGATATGTCCAAATAACTCAGAACCCTCTTCCAGTCCATGCTGTCCAGTTCACCGTAAAGGATCTGTGAATAGTTGTTATACTCACAATTGGTGGGTTATTCGTCCTGTAGAGGATGAAATAATCTTTCTTATTCTTTTCAGTAATGTAGATGAATATTGGAATAAGATTAACCCTGCTATTCATAAACAGTTAATACAAGTAATATTTAACGTTAACCAAGAGATTATCGATAAAGAAAAAGACCTTGTACGTAAGATTGGTCTTTTACAGATTCTAGACCTCCATAATCTTGATTGGAATGCGTTACTTTTACGAAGTAAAGATCTTGAAGTCTGTCAACTACTCTGTAAACATTATGGTGAAACAGTATTTATTGATATTGGTTCCGATCTAGAAATATTAACAGACACAATTGAAGGCGACGACGAGGATGTATTTGTTGCTCCATGGAAGATAGAACTTTTACAGAAAATGGAGGTAAATGCCGACTAAATGCCGACTAAATGGAGATCCAAAGATTAACTCTAAAAGAATGTGTGACTTGAAGTCATACATTTAATTATTCCATCTAATTTAGTTTTAAGCTGTATATCTGAGAAGTGACATGGTAAAAATTTGTTCCCTGTACTTATATTGCAATACAACAGGTTTATCACTTTTATCACTCTTATCAGAACCAGAACCATTGATAGTTTTTATTGTATAATCATATGCATCGTTATAGGCTATAAAAATAAATGGTAGGTCCGTAGATAATCTACCTGGATCATTTGGACCTACATTATATCCCATGTTATACCAAGTATCGCAAATATATAGAGCATTAGACAGATTAGATGCCTGTTGGACTATATAAATATGATCATCCAAATTCTCTAGCTTTATAAAATATGGATCTACTATCAATCCTTTCTCTATTATAAGATCACATAATTGCTTTGTTTCTTTCTTTTCTTCTCCTTCCTCAACTGCTAACTCTATATTAGAGCATTCTGGAAATCGAATCCTATCATGAAGAACATAATGAGGTATTTTACTATTTATCCAACTAAGAACCATTTCCTGTCCAAAAAGGATGATATTGGATTCTTGCATATCAAAGTCGGTAACATCCTGGTAATATCTTTGAATATATGTTCTCGAGTAATAACTAAGCACTTCTTTGAGATTCTGAATCAGTTTAATCTGTAAAGCAAAAATAAGTCTATTTCTTACATCAGTCGATGGGACTAGAATCTTTCCTCCATTTAAAACCCCTTTTAAATTGCCATCTAATCGTCTCAGAATATGAGGCGGATAAATATGATTAGCAGAAATCTGGAATTTTTCCTGAGTAAATTTAGCTACATAAGTTTGATCGTATACATCTCCACGATTATCTTTATGCCATTTGGAAAAGGTCCAGAGAATATATTCAATGAGATATCTAGCTAGTCTCGCCATACGATTAAACTGGTCTAATAAAGATTCCTGTGTTATGAAAGATGGGGCGGATACAGGGGCAGATTCTATTTGTAAAGTATCCTTGATAGGGATTACTGGAATATAAAAACTAACAAAACGCTGGATACGACTCATACTAGGATCTGTATCTTTTTTACATTGTAATCCTACTACAAATCCCCCTATCAATACTTTGCGAACATCCTTGACCCCTTCCAAATTGAGAAATTCTAGCGCTTTATCTAATTGCACTGGGACTAGGGCGCATTTAGAGTCTATATTTACATCCAAATCACTTCGATCCATAGGAGGTAAAGGTTCGGTCATGATACATATTCCATTTGTAAATTGTATCAACCGGATCTTTCCATAAAAATCCGCACACTGGGCTATTGGCTTGGATACAAAGATATTGGGAATAGGTAAATTTGAATGCCCATCGTACGAGTAAATTTTTCCAAAACAAGATTGTAACCTTTTAAGTAGCTTCCTATCTTTATCATCATCAAAGTAGGACCATATCGTTGGAGTAGGCGGCGGATCGAACCTTTGGATAAGTTCTACTTGAGGGTATTCTAGGCGATCTCTTTTTCCTCCTATAGTTTCAAATAAAAACACGGTAAATCTCCACTTAGATGATTCTTTTCTTCTTTGATACTGAAGATACTCTTGTAGAAATAGAGGACTACCAAACATCCCTTGAGGATTTTCTTCGCTTCTTTGAAATAGAATGATATTCACATGAAAGACTTCCTCTAAAAGTCTCCAGAATAATTTGACATCTAAGTATGAGGTATTATTAATTAATTGGTCTCGAATAGTTTTGAGCTCTAGATTAAACGTTGATTGAACTGTCGTATTTGCTGGAAGTAAGGTTATAAATTGCTTGCGAATTTGTCCAAGATATATAATCTTATCAGCTGTTTCCAGGAACTCATACGAGTTATCATCGAATATTTTTTCTAATATAGGGAACTTACCGGTGATTAATCTCTTATACTCTAATTGATCATCTTCTTGTTGTCTGATTTCATCTTTACTTGTAGTACTGCTGACAATATTAATATCTGCATAATAGGACATCATCGCCTTGATCAATGCGTCAATAACACTATTAATATCTTTCAAAGTTCCCTGACGAACATATGGAAGATATTCATCCCCCATAATAAAGGCTCTTTGATCTACTACTCTCAAAAATTTATCAATCAGAATAGGAAGTTGCCCATAATAGTTTCTTTTCATAAATCTATTAGAGCTGAATATTTTAGGTCTATGCATTCTCTTTTCATCTGAAGGCTCCTCGTTATCCTCATCATTTTGATTTTCATATTGATAGCGCGGACGACCAGGATTATCTTTTTGATCTTTTGGAAAGCAACAAGGAAAATAGGGGTAATCAAATTGGTTTTTAAGAGTATTTGCTTTGAGACCTACATATTTGTTTACTTTATGATTGCAAACATATACCCTTGGAACTCCTTCTCCATGAAGGGGGTAAATCATAACATCCTGTCCTTTAGCTTTAGCTTCGTCTTGTTCCTGTTGGGTTTCCAACAAGGTAGGAGAAAATGCCTTGAGACATATTCCCTGATATCCTGGGATATACATATTTGGATCAAAATCTTTTAACATTTTACGCCTTACCGGAACTTTTGTAACACGTACTTCATATGATGCTAATTGTTGATTTATATCTGGAAATATTAAGGCGTAATCTTTGTAAATACTATCTCTGTAACTTCCTCTAGGAGGTGTCTCGCTCATCTTTATATGATGAATGAGATAATTTTAACTCGTCAAATAATAAATCTATCTTTTTTCTGTTTAATCTTGTTTATATTTAGTCTATCCGACCCACGAATTTAAATCCTTTTTATATTGGTCTATGTCGAACTCGAATATAGCCGGATTTCCAGACAACCAATCCCATCTTATCTTGTCAGGATTCTTTTCCAACAGAGAAATCGCTGCTGGATTCCACGAGAGACACCACCAATCTATTTTTTTCTGGTTCTTTTCTAAAAGGGAAATTGCTTCTGGATTTAACGAAAAGGAAGACCAATTTATCTTGCTTGGATTCTTTTCCAACAGAGATATCGCTGCTGGATTTCTAGAGAGCCATGACCAATCTATCTTGTTCGGATTCTTTTCCAACAGAGACATTGCGGCAGGATTACCAGAGAGATAAATCCAATCTATCTTTTCCGAATTCTTTTCCAAGAGATAAATTGCTGATGAATTCCATGAAAGATAAGTCCAATTTATCTTTTCCGGATTCTTTTCCAAGAGGGAAATTGCTGCAGGATTGTTAGAAAGCCAATTCCAGTCTATCTTTTTCAGATTGATGAAAGGTTTAAAACGTACTGGTTTAGGAACTACATACTGTGCTACTATATGTAAGAGACATTTTGGCAGTCGTTGATTCATTTGAAAAATAACTTATTTAGACTTAATCTACCTGTAGGAAAAATCAGTTTCTAATAAGAGCAGTATATTTTACGTTGTAATTATTATATTATTTCAAATGAAGATGTCTAGGCATTTGAGATCTGTATCATGTCCAGTCAAGTTGTTAGTAGGGTCGTCTACACAGAAAGATATTGATGCTCGAGCTAAAGTAATGATGTATGATGACTATGGAAAAGATTTTTATCAGCTTAATAGATCTGATCGTATTTTTAATTTTGAAGTCTATATCTTTTCCTCTGAAACTAAGTTTGATCATCGAACTGTTGCCCACTCAGCTATTAAGTTTTTTACTGTAGGGGAAAAACGTGAGATAAATGGATATCTCTTCGAGTGGGGTAAATTATCAGATGCAGATGTAATAAGGAAAAATAAGGGTGTGAAATTTCTAGAATATCTAGGTCAATCTTGGTTTGGTAAAGAAATAGAATCAAAATACGACGTCGATAAACTTGGAATAACATTGTTTGATATATATCGAAACGCTGCAGCGTGGATATTATTTTTTGGAAAAGGAGGTTCATATCCCCGGAATTGCAGGGGATATGTAGATTTTGCATTGAGAAATTTATTCTGTCAACAGATGAACTGGCAATTTCAAACTTTAGAACCAATAATAAAATGTATACCTCAGGCAACCGGTAATAGTTCTAAATGGATAGAATTAAAATGATTATGAATAATAGTATTCAAGAATGCGGTTCAGTATTTCTCTAAAACGCCTTGCTTCTTCGAGTGTAGAACAGTTAAACATTTTAACTGATAGATAGGGTTCCCCTAGATCCGTAAAAATGTCTGGAGCACGAGATTGTTGCTTTGCTTCTATTAGCCCGATATTAATACGACAGGACATGAAATTTTTAGAAGCAACATGTGAGTTCCACCTGAAATAAGAAAATATACCTCCTCGTTCCCTGAAAGTTCTAGAACTTTCATCTATAACCATTAGTTGAGATATAAGAGGATCATTCATCACCATATCGAAAAACAAGGGAATATCAAGGCTTCCTGGAGCAAGAAGTAAATAATCGGCTTCTACTCTTTTCTGTTCATAACTACAATTATTTACCGGAAAAGGAAAAGCTTCAAAAATTCGTTCTAATAAGTTTTCTTCTCGGAGTTCATCATCTACTCGCGATTCTATTTCCATTTCTATATTTGTCAAGTGTGTGGTTTCGTCTACAGAAGCAGGAATGATAAAAACTGGAGAATAGTTATTAACATCGGCTTTAATTTTATTATTTTCAGATTCAATTTTACGGTTAAGTACATACATAACAAGTAAATCTTCTTGGGCGAATTTTTCAGCCCATTGTTTCGGCGGCTTAAAAGTTTTGATCACCTTGTAAAAATTTCCGACATTGATAAACGGTATATTTGGAGATAAACGCAGACCATTAAATAGCTCATACACGTCAGTAGCAATTTGAAATTTAACTGATATTCTAGTCTTATCTAATTGAATAGTACTTGTCCTAGCTGGTTCGTCGAATACTATTAATTTTTCGACAAACTCATTAAATAGGGCTAAATCCTTTTGCATTTCATTGAGATTATTTTGGACCTTCTTTTTAATCTCATCTTTTTCAGCATCATATTGAAGCTTAATAATGTCGAAATTACCCCTTGCCATATCTTGTTCTATAGCCTTGATAAATCCGAGTCTAATACTAGGATCAATTTTAGTTTGAAATTTATCCAACCCACCAAAGACAAAATAGATAACATATTTTATATAGGTATCTACATCTAGATTGAAAAGCTTCATAATTTCTTCTGCATATTTTTTATGTTTAGCCTGATCTCCTCCAGCACTTTTTAATCTTGTACTTGCTAGATTGTAAAAGTCTATCAATTTAAATTTTCTCTGTGCAAGAGGGTTTATCTCTTCTCTACCAGTATGTTTTATATGAACTGCTTTACAGCCTGCTACTACTTTAGTAGCTATATTGACCTGTTCAACCTCTTCCAAAATGATGAGATTAGGAAGAAGTGGCCCCGGTAAATAAGGCATAACTATGGGAATATTTGAACTGATCCTTATTTTTATACTCTCGATTGTATCAAGCTCGTAAATTTTATACGGACTATTATTCAAGGTAATATACAGAGAATCCGCCTTAGAATCTGTAGCACTCAATGATAAAGACATAATTTGATATAACATATGATAATCTTAAAGCTGAATAGATTCTTATACATCGTTAAGTTTTATGACCTTGCTTTTTACATATGTTTTACGAGCTATTTTTGCTTTTACTTTTTAGAATCAAATGTAGCTCTATTTGTAAATTTTTTTCAAATACCCATAGATTCAAATCTTTTTTATACTGCTCTATATCGAATTCTATTATGGCTTTATTTCCTGATAAATAATACCAATCTATGTTTTCCGGATTCTTTTCCAAAAGATGAATAGCAGCCGAATTTCCAGAGAGTTCAGACCAATTTATTTTTTCTGGATTTTTTTCTAATAGGGAAATTGCTCCAGTATTTTGAGATAGAGAAAACCAATCTATCTTTTCCATATTCTTTTCCAAAAGATGAATAGCTTCTGGATTCCAAGAGAGACCAGACCAGTCTATCTTTTCAGGGTTCTTTTCCAACAAGGAGATTGCTGCTGAATTTCCAGAAAGCCAAGACCAGTTTATCTTTTCTATATTCTTTTCTAATATGGAAATTGCTGCCGAATTTCCAGAAAGCCAAGACCAGTTTATCTTTTCTATATTCTTTTCTAAAAAAGAAATTGCAGATGTATTATAGCAAAAATAAAACCAGTCTATCTTTTCATAATTCTTTTCTAATAAAGAAATAGAAGCCGGATTCCTAGAAAGCCAAGACCAGTTTATCTTTTCAGGATTCTTTTTCAATAAGGAAATTGCTGCAGGATTTTGAGATAGACCAATCCAATTTATCTTGTCTGGATTCTTTTCCAATAAAGAAATAGCCTCTGGTATACTCGAAAGTTGGGTCCAATTTATTTTTTCTGGGTTATTTTCCAAGAGATAAATCGCTGCAGGATTCTCAGAAAGTTTATCCCAGTCTATCTTTGTCTGATTAACAAAAGATTTAAAACGTACTGGTTTAGCGACTACATATTGTGCTACAATATGTAGCAGACATTTTGGTAATCGTGAATTCATTCGATGG